TACAATGACGCCCCTGTCGGATTTACATCGGTCCCAGGTGTAGCAGCCCTCTGGTTCGCAGGTGATAGGGTCACAGACCCAGGAACCGTATTCGGAGCACAAAATGCTAATGTTATTCAGTTATATAGACAGATGTATACACATTATACCTGTCTAGGCTCAAAGATCACAGTAAAAGTGATTCAAAAACAGTCAACACCGGGTATCTTCACACTACGTGCTATACAGTCAGGTTATCTCAATCCTGCACAAACAGATCTAGCAACTCAAGTTATGACGGATCCAGACACTACCTATGGTATAATAGGTGACAATGGTTCAAACCGTTCAGTAATTACACGCTCAATGTATAGGTCACTCCGCAAGATGCGGGGACCAGACGGTCTATCAGTACTCCAGAGTGAGAACGCAGTTCGATCGACTATAGAGTCAGTAGATATAGCTGTAGATCCCCTATGGTATTGGCTTCTAACAATATCAGATCTAGATGAACAGGAAACCGAAGGTGCTCCCTCATGTTCGTATTTAGTTAAAATAGTATACTACGTTAAGTTTTATGACCGTACCGATTTTGATATGGAAACTCATGCAGTGTAAACTACCCTATCATATATAATCAAGTTATTATATATCATATCCGTCTGAGAGCGAAGCTCTCAATGCTCTTAAAGAGCCGCGTAGCGGCGACTCAAAAGATCCGTAGGATCTTCTATTGGTGGAGGAATAGTATTACCCTCCACCACTAATGTTCCAGAATTGGAAACATTAAAGATTCTGAACCTCCTAAGGAGTTGTTCGATGGAATCTTCATCAGTTCTTCTATTATAGATGTCCCAAGGAGGCAAAGATGACGTTATAATCACTTCTAGGGATGTAAAAGGCATTGGTTCTCTATTACGACGCCGGACATTCACTGGCCATTTATCGACCAGTTGAAGCATATTGTTATAAGATAGTTCTCCTCTAAAATCGTTAAATACAACAATAGGCTGTCCTATGTAGCCATCCCACCATCCTCCATCATTGGGTACTAAGTAGTGAGTAAGGGGGTTATAGGAACTTAATGCAATGTGACTTTTGCCTCCGCCTGTCTCACCCCAGTACCATTTACCAGTAGTCATCTTTGTTCTATAAAGTGACCTGTTATACATATCCTCTAATTTAACCATGGTCCTGCCATATATATGGTAGAGACCGGGATTTTCAAAGAGTAGATCCTCTACTCGTTCTCCCTGAAATATTCTATTTCTAATGGCTACTAGGTCAATCCTCTCTCCCTGTTTAGGACGCTTACCAAGCTCAACGAAGTCGTTGTCCTTCGAGCAGTACTCAAAGTTTTGGTCGGCATCCCCTTTGGCTATTTCCCAGTGTATCCTACTATTGATACGTTTGAGACCATTCAGGGCTCTAGGATTATTAAAGTATATATATCCCTGTAAGTGAGGAGTTCCCTTCTCACCTATCTCTTTACCTACTACCGTATAGGAAGTGTTAGGTATGCTAATCATCTGGTTAAACTCATCTTGAGTCCAGTTATTTAGTGTGTAGCACCATGCTCGTGACTTCTGTGCCATGTTGTGTTGTTTGAAATCCAGACCTAACATTCATTTAAATTGTCAATTTGCAAAAATCAAATTATGAAAAAAAGAAAAAGATAGATAATTCAAAATTTGGAAACTGATGAAAAAAATCAATCTAGATTTTAAGATGTAAATAAAATATGCCCTATGCACGTAAACGTACGTACCGTCGCAAGAAACGTGTTGCGCGAGGTAAGCCTCGTCGCCGCTATCGTTCTAAAGGCAATTATGCTAGCAAGGCTAAACTATATAAATTCCCATCGGGGATAGCAGATCAAGCCTTCGTTAAACTCAACTATGCAGCTATAGCTGACTGGCCAGGCTACAATGACGCCCCTGTCGGATTTACATCGGTCCCAGGTGTAGCAGCCCTCTGGTTCGCAGGTGATAGGGTCACAGACCCAGGAACCGTATTCGGAGCACAAAATGCTAATGTTATTCAGT